CCATTATTCACAATTAGTTCCCAAAATGAAACAAAATAGAGGTGTCCTGAATGGCAAGACCAACAAAAAGCGCTGCTGTCCGAGTTGGACACCAGACAAAAGAAGAGATGGATAAGCGGCTCAGCAATGAGCAGAAGCTAAAGAGCTCCGGCAAGACCCCTGTACCGCCTAAGCAGCTGACTGATGCACAGAAGAAGATCTTCCGAAAGGTCGTCAAGCAGCTGAAAGAGGCAGATATACTCTGCTCACTCGATAGTGAGATACTTGCCAAGTATGCGATATCTGTCGATGTGCTCGCCCAAATAGACGAACAGATACAGCAGGACATAAGCCTGCTTGGATCATCGTCCTTCATGGCGTCACGTAAACAGTATATGTCCGACTTCTTCCGATGTACGAATGAGTTGTGTCTGTCTCCACAGTCCAGGGCGAAAATGGCAAACATGCAGATGAACGCTCAGAAGACCGACCCTCTCCTTGAAGCCCTTCGCAGCGTTCCTGATGATATCCCCGAAGCGAATGCAGCGAACTTCGACAGCGTGCCCGATGATCTCAATATAGAGATTGCAGACGAGTTTACGGCAGATGATGACGAATGAAACTGCAAACGACGACCGCATATAAGTATGCCGAATGGTGCGCACACTCGGGAAGTCCGAGAGTACCGAAATATGTCCGCAAGCAGGCTATAGTGTGGCTTGACTATGCCGAGTGCAAGGATCCTGATATATACGTAAGTACAGCGAAGTTCGCACAGATATGGCAGATACTAGGGCTCATGAATCACCCGGATCTGCGTGTCCCGATGTCTCAGGGGCTTGAACCTTATGCTCAGTTCCTGATAGCTGCTATCTTCTGTACACTGCGTAAGAACGGCCACAGGCTGTATGAGACGGTGCTGCTGGAGATATGCCGTAAGAACTACAAGACGTTCAACTCGGCAGTCATCTTCATTCTCCTGATGCTGACTGAGCCTGATTTCTCACGATTTTTTTCGGTAGCACCAGATTATAAGTTGTCATCGGAGCTGAGACTGGCAGTCCGTAAGATAATCAAGACTTCTCCGGCACTTGTCAAACACTTCAAGATCACGAGGGATATGATAACCTGCAAGCTCAATGAGAGCGAGTACACTCCCCTTGCGTACTCTACGGACAACATGGACGGCAGACTTGCAAATGCCTTCCTCGCCGACGAAGCAGGCGCTCTTGATTCTTATCCAGTCGAGGCTATGAGATCGTCGCAGATAACGCTTATCAACAAGCTGGGCATTATCATCTCCACGAAGTACCCCGAAGAAGAGAGCGTTTTTACCGACGAAGTGGACTTCGCTAAGAAGATACTTGACGGAGTGCTCACCGATCAGACGGTGTTCGCACTGCTCTTTGAGCCTGATGAAGAAATACAGGCTAACTGGCAGACGGATAACAACGTCATTTTTCAGTCAAACCCTGTTGCTTGCCACAATCAGACAGTGTTCGAGGCTATCTTGAAGCTCAGAGCTAAAGCTATCCTTTACGAGAACAAGCGTGAGAACTTCCTGACGAAGCATTGTAACATACAGTACAAGGGCCTCGGAGCTGAGGGCTACATCGAGATAGACAAGTTCAGGCGTTGCAGAGGTAAGATACCGAACAGCTTCTGGACAGGCAAGACAGTATATCTCGGCATAGACTTCGCAGAGAGCGATGATAACACGGCAGTATCAATGACCTGCCTGTACGACGGTAAGTTGTATGTAAAGACATGGGCTTTTTATCCTGCAGGCAAAGAGATGATAAAGTCCACGAAGGAGCATGTCAACTACAAGAAACTGTGCAAAAAGGGTCTGTGTTTCGCCACAGGTGAGGACGACAGCCTGATAGTGGACTACACCGAGATAGAGCGCTTCATACAGAGCCTTCCGCAGCGATACGGCGTTGATATCATACAACTGGGCTTCGATCGCAGAAACGCTCTTGCGACAGTTCAGCGACTTGAAGCTGCTGAGGATCCTATCGAGTGCGTGGAGGTCAAGCAGCATAGCTCAGTGCTCTCTCCTGTCGTTAAGCTGTTCAGGGAATATGTATATAACGGGCTTGTGGTGTATGACGATGATAATCAGCTTCTGGAGATCAATATACAAAATTCAAGGTGTACAAGAGACACCAACCTAAATCCCTATGTAAACAAAAAGAGGTCCGCAGGCAAGGTTGACTTAGTAATGGCAACTCTCGATGCGGTATACTTAGTTAACGAAAATGAGCTGTTATCGCCGCCGAGCGATTTCGGCGTCCAGACGTAAAGAGGTGATAACAACGGGTATTTTTAAGAAAAAGCAGCCAAAAATCGAGCAGCGAGATGATAATGTCGGTTTTAGACCAGACGATCCAGCAGCTGACCTTGCGAGAGCCTTTGGTATAAGCACCACAACAGTGACCTTTGAGCAGGCCCTGCAGCTCCCTCCGATAGCGGCAAGCATAGACTTCATCAGCTCGATATGTGCAAGAGTGCCTATCAAGCTGTATCGGGAGACCGAAGCAGAGGTCGGTACAAAGACCGAAGAAGTAACAGGAGACGTCCGTACAGAGCTCCTAAACGGCGCTACAGGCGACAGTCTGAACGCATACCAGATGAAGAAAGCGTGGGTAACGGACTACTTCGCACACGGTCAAGGCTATATCTACATCGATAAGAGCCTGTTCAGCTGGAGGTCTCTGAGATACGTCGAACAGCCGAACATTGCTATCAACATAAGCCCTGACCCGATATTCAAAGACGCCGACATCTTTATAGCCGACAAAAAGTATTATTACTGGGACTTTCTGCGGCTCTGCCGTGATACCGTGAACGGATTCACGGGCAAGTCCATACTGGAGACTAACGGAGAACTTATTGCTTTGATGTATGAGACGATGAAGTTCGAGAAGAATCTTATGGACACGGGCGGAAATAAGAAAGGCTTCTTGAAGTCGGCTATCAAGCTCACCGAAAAGGCTATGCAGGATATCAAGCAGGCTTGGCGAGATCTGTACAGCAAGCGTTCTAACAGCGTGATGATACTTAATAACGGGCTTGATTACAAGGAAACTTCGGCAACATCGACGGAAATGCAGCTGAACGAGAACAAGCTGACGAACAATGATGCACTGACAATGATCTTCCTGCTGTCAGCAAAGGCTCTGCAGGGAGCAAGTGACGACGATATCGTCTCAGCTGTTAAGACGGCAGTTATACCTATCATCGAGCAGATGGAGCAGGCATTTAACGAGGGCTTGCTGTATGAGGACGAAAAAAGTACAATGTACTGGGCTTGCGATACCTCAGCACTCGAAAGGGGCGATATTCTCAAACGCTTCCAGGCATACAAGCTGGCTATTGAGGGCAACTTCATGCAGGCGGACGAGATACGCTACAAGGAAGATATGCCCGCACTTGGCCTTAACTGGATCCGTCTCGGACTTGATGATGTACTCTACGACCCGAAGACCAAGCTGATCTACACGCCGAACACCAATCAGACGGTGAAAATGGGCGAGGCGGTGAAGCAGAAAGGGACTGATGATAATGAGAGAATTAAGTACGATACAGAAACGTGAGAAACTGAACACTGTTTTCGCTGTTGATGAAGCGGGTGTCGGCGGCGCTAGTCACGAATACCGCATCTCACCTAACGGCTGTGACGAGCAGGGCAATATGTACCCAAGTCAGGATATCAGCTTCCAGAACGGACCGAGGAAAGACCCGAAGAGCATTCCGGGTGTACTTGACACCGACCTTTTGGAGATAGTTCGTGACAGGCTCAAAGGCTTCCAGAGCGGCGAATTTTCCTGCCGTGAAAACGCCTGTGCCCTCACTCATATAGAAGAAGCTCTGATGTGGATGAACCGCAGAGTTGAGGACAGGATAGAAAGACAGGTACTCGGTACGAATACAAAGTGACCGCTTAACTCAGTTAGGCGGTTTTCTCATACTCTGAAAGAGGTGATAAAATGGATAGTCCCAAGTTCCCGCTATATATGTGTGACCACACTAAGAACACCGAATGCCCTAAAACGTCGTGCAAGTATAATCCGGATGCCAAATTCGGGGAATGCACCAACACCGCAAAGAAAGAATTCGCCAGACTCGATGAAAACGGTGAGCCGATAGTTGCATATACCAACATGGCAGAGGTCATGGCTGAATTCAATGCCCTTGAACACACATCAAGCGGCTTAATAGACGACTAGCATTTGCGACCGACATCAATGTCGGTGGCAGGTGCTTTTTTCATACCCAAATAACGAAAGAAGTGGTAACGTGAAGATAGAAATACGCTCGGACAGCGTTAAGTTATCCGGCTATGTGAACGCTGTGGAAAGGCGCTCGGCGGTGCTCCCGCAGAGGATATGCCGCACAGCACCGGGGAACTTCGTGGAAGTCATCAGGTCGGGCACCTTCGGGGCTTCGCTCTCGGCACGACCCGAAGTACAGCTGAAGTTCAACCACGAGCGCACTATCGGCGGCACGGGTGACGGGCTGGAACTGCGTGAAGACAATATCGGGCTTCATGCCGAAGCTACTATTACCGACCCCGATGTAGTGTCTGCCGCCAGAGCACACAAGCTCACGGGATGGAGCTTCGGCTTTACAAGCCCGAAAGAGGACTGGAGCGACCCCGACAGCGAGGGTGTGTACACCCGTAGCATATCAGAGCTTGATCTGGTAGAGGTGAGCATTCTCACCAAAAGGCCTGCATACCCTGCAACGTCTGTCGAGGTCAGGGACGGCGAAGCGCAGGAATACGAATACAGGCAGCTGGAGGAAGAAACTGAGGTCGAGGACCTTACAACTGACCTCGAACCCGAAAAAGAAGCAATTAAAAGCACTATGGACGTAAAGCAGGCTGAACTTGACCTGCTTAATCTTACAAAATGGGAGGAAAAGTAATGAACCTTAAAGCGCTAATTGAGAAGAGAAACAAGCTCATCGCAGATATGCAGGAGCTTATCAACAAGGCAAACACCGAAGAGAGAGCCTTTGACAACGACGAACTGAGCAAGTTCGAGCAGATGAAGGCTGAGATCAAGTCCCTTGACGAGACTATCAAGGCTTCCGAAGAGATGAGAGCTCTTGAAGAGGCTGAAAAGAAGCCTCTGGCTAAGGAAGACGTCAAGAAGGAAAAGGCAACTCAGGAAGAGCTGGAGAGCAGAGCCTTCGAGGCATTCATCAGAGGCATTGTCGAGACAAGAGACGACCCCGCCGACGAGCCTGTCAACATGACTAAGGGCGATAACGGCGCAGTTATACCCACAACGATAATCAAGAAGATCATTGACAAGGTGCATGAGATATCGCCTATCTTTGCTATGGCTACACGCTATAACATGGGCGGCACTATCACAATACCTTACTACGATGACAGCGAAGCAGATATCGCTATGGACTATCAGGAGGAATTTGTTGACCTGGAAAGCAAGGTCGGCTCCATGAAGAGCATCAGCCTGAGCGGCTTCCTTGCAGGCACACTCACACTGATATCCAAGTCCCTGCTGAACAACTCGAACTTCGACCTTGTGGGCTTTGTTGTCAACAAGATGGCTGAGAACATCGCAAGGTGGATAGAAAACGAGCTGCTCAACGGTACTGAGGATAAGATCGAGGGTCTGTCTACACTGACAGGCGGTGTAACTGCTGCTGCAACTAACAAGATCACAGCAGACGAGCTTATCGACGTACAGGAGAGCATTCCCGACGTATATCAGGCCAATGCCGTATGGGTGATGTCTAAGGCTACAAGGACAGCTATTCGCAAGCTCAAGGACGGCACAGGCAACTATCTCCTTAATCAGGACCTCAAAGCACGCTGGGGCTATACGCTGCTCGGCAGAGAGGTATACATCTCTGAGAATATGCCCGACGCAGAGGCAGGCAAGAGAGCTATCATCTACGGTGATTTCAGCGGTCTTGCAGTAAAGATCACCGAGAACTGGGAAATCAATATCCTTCGTGAGAGATTTGCTATACAGCACGCTCTTGGTGTATACGCATATCTCGAAATGGATTCTAAGATTGAGAACGCTCAGAAGCTCACCTGCCTGACAATGAAGGCTGAATAATGGCTTACGCTACGAGAGTAAGCGAGGTCACAGCGGCTGAGCTGCTGGAGTTCTGCCGCATTGATGACCCGAGCACGGACGACAACGATCATATACAGCGTGCTATGGCTCTGTGCAGAGCTTTTATACGCTCTTATACAGGGCTTACCGACGAGGAGATCGACGAGCACGAGGATCTCGTATGGGCGTATATGGTGCTTGTGCGTGACAACTACGACAACCGCAGCCTGCAAGAAAATGCGGCTGTAAAAACTAACAGAACGGTCGGGATTATCCTCGACCAGTACAATGACCATTTACTGAGGTGATGAACAATGATGATAGATCCGGGCAAGCTCCGACATGAGCTGACATTTCAGCACTTGTCTGTGTCCCCCGATGACAAGTGCGAGCAGATAGAGACATGGACGGATCTTATCACTGTACACTGCTCTGTCTCACAGTTCACGGGCTCCGAAAAGGTGCAGGCAAGGCAGGAGATCACAGACAGCGACGTAACATTTACGGTGCGTTACTCCCCTACTATTGCAGATATCAATGAACAGGACTACAGGATAGTCTTCAAAGGCGTGGTCTACAACATAACCTTCATCGACGACCCGTACTTATCGCATGAGCGCTTTGTGATATCGGCCAAGAAGTTCGAGAATGCTGTCCTTCCTGATGAGGACACCGACTCAGAAGAAGATGAGGAGGTGCAGGACGATGGCATACAGCAACCTTAACGCCGATATCACGGGGCTTGTGAGAGAGCTCAGCAAGTACACGGACGATGTTATGGAGGATATAAGCAAAGAAGCCGACAAGATAGCTAACAACGCAAAGAAAGAGCTGAAACGAACCTCACCATATCGTGAGCACAAAGAAGGCGACAGCTCTAAGCACTACAGGGATAGCTGGAAGAAAAAGACCAGCAAGAAGAAGACACGCTTCGGCATGTCCGAAGGCATACAGATACTATCTGCAAGCAAACCGCATCTCACACATCTGCTGGAAAACGGTCACAGAGTAGTCCTTCTGGGTGGCGGTGTACCCAAGCAGGGCAAGAGATTTGTGCAAGGGAAAAAACATATAGAGCCTGTACAGGAGCAAGCTAATGAACAGCTTCTGCAGGCAGTTGACAAGGTACTAAGGAGGCACGGAAAATGACGAGAAAAGAACTCGCTGCGATACTCTCTAAGGTCGCTCCGACCACATATAACGAGTGGGCGGGCAAACAGGGAGTGCCTAAGCCCCCTTTCATTGCTTACCTTGATGACGATCCTGATATCGAAGCGGCAGACAACCGAGCATATATCGTCGAGCCCCGATATCGTATAGAACTCTATACTGCAAAGGGCGATGACACAACAGAAGGCGCTCTTGATGCTGCACTCGATGAAGCTGAAATATTCTTCACGAAGTATGGCCGTGAATGGCTCAAAGACGAGGAATGGTATTTAACAGTTTATGAAATTTAAACGAAAGGAATGAAATTAATGGGAAAGAATAAGAATAAAAAGTTCAAATCGGGCTGCAATCTGCTCTACTTTGCTCCCCTTCTCAGCATTGACTACGACAAGCTGGACGCTAACCCTTTTGACGAGACCGCATTTACATACGGTGACTGGTTCCGTGCAAGAGGTGCCGAGAAGATAGACCTGAAGAGCCAGTTCGCAAGCCAGAAGCACGCAGCTGACGACAATGAAAGCTACATCGTGCAGAAGAAGAACAACGGCTATAACGGTACTGTGCAGGTAACTTGCCTGCCCCCTGAATTCTTTGAGAAGATCTGTCTCATGGAGAACTTCATCGAGACTGACGAGACCGTACCCCTTGCCTTCGCTACAGGTTGGGAATACAAGGAGCAGGGTGTAAAGTGCAGAAGAATCCTGTGGAACTGTGATCTTACACAGCTTCCTTCTATCACACATACTACGGAGAGCGGAGACCTGGCAATTGATAGCGATTCGATCAATATCAACGCTTCGGGCCTTGAAGGTATGCGCTCAATCACAGCAGTATGCACTGAGGGCGAAGACGCATACACTAACTTCTTCACCAGCGTGCTGATGCCTTCCGACTTCGGTATGAGCAATATCATGATCTCAGGTCCTAGCGAGGTAACAGTCGACGGTGATACTATCACATTGACAGCTGCAACGCTTCCTGCAGGCGCTGCAGTCACATGGACATCTCTTGATACGGACAACGCTACGGTAACATCTGGCGGCGTTGTGACAGCTGTAGCAGCAGGCACAGCTACTATCAAGTGTGCTCTGACATCTGACCCGACAGTGTTCGCAACTAAGACTATCACAGTCAACGCTGCGACTGTTGGTGGCTAATGCCGCACCGTGACTACAGCACGGGCATAAAAAACTGTCATTATGTCGTCAAGGGTACAGCTATCGAAGTCAAAAAGCTCCCCGGAGCTGTACGGCTCTCGATGAAGCCGAGCGCTGCAGACCGTAACATCAAGGTTCGCAGCGGCAGCACGATATATCAGACGACAACCGCAAGACAAGGCACTCAGAGGCAGGCAGAGCTTGAAATAGTGAGCCTGCCTGAGAGCTTTTTGATTGATGTACTGGGGTGGACTAAGGGCACAGACGGCAGCCTTACAGAGGGTATACAGCCTAATGTGCATATCATACTGCTGTACGAGACAGAAAACGGCGGCTGCCCAGTGAGACATATGCTGTATGACTGCGTGGTATCTTCCCCGAGCTTCGATGCAACCACGATCGGCAGTGACCTCTCGATAGACAAGCGCAAGCTGGACATCATCTTTAACCCTGACCCCAGCAACAACAATAACCTGAGCAGACAGATAGCACGTGCGGATAACGAGAATCTTTTTAACAGTTGGTTCGGTCTTAAAACCTAACGCAAGAGCCTTCGTATGAGGGCTTTTGCGCATTTTTTTAAAGGAGAGACAGCATGGAGCGCATGATAACAGTCGGCAATAAGCCGTATAAGATAAGAGCATCAGCGGCAGTACCGCTGATATATAAGGCGCAATTCGGTACCGATTACAACGAGGACATAGCCGGACTACAGGAAGGCGACGATCAGAGCGACTACATTATCGGCTGTCGGCTGCTCTGGGCTATGGCAAGAACGGTCAAGGAGAAGCTACCGACACCTGACGAGTGGATAGTTTCCTTTAAGCCGAAGGAACTTGAACGAGCTCTTACAGTATCTCACGAGCTCTTTGAACTTTCTCTCGGATCCGACGATGACGACGAGGGCGGCGGCGACGGCGAACCGTTCACAGCAGAAAAATTCATGGCTCTTGCCGCACACTGCGGTCTGAGCTTCCAAGATCTCAAATACCTGCCTCTTGGCATGGCACTAAAAACAATATCAGAATATGTTTCGCTCAGCTCTGACGAGGAATATGTCTCGGGAGCTGAATTTTTCGGCGCATAAGGAGTGTGAAACATGGCAAAAGGCAGATATCAGGGCATAACCGTTGACATTACCTTCCAAGGCAATACAACGAAATTTAATGAGGCAGTAACAGACGTTGATAAGGGCCTGAAAAGCATAGATCAAGAGCTCGGACGAGTGAACAAGGACTTGAAACTCGACCCGTCTAATGCAACTCTTATCGGGCAGAAGTTTGACTTGCTCGGCGAAAAAATAGCTGAGACCAGGAAGAAGCTACAGCTCCTGCAGTCAGCGCAGAAGGAGATCGAGCAGGCTTACTCTCGTGGTGAGATAGACAAGGGAACATACCGAGACTTCCAGCGTGAGCTTGCGGCGACTGAGGGTCAGCTGAAAAATCTGCAGAACGAAGTCAAGAAGACTGCTTCGGTCCTTACTGCCGACCTTAAAAAGGCAGTCGCTGACCTCAAGACCGAGTTCAGCGGTGCTGCCGATATAATCAAAAAGGCAGAACTCGCCCTTGTGGCTTTTTCTGCCGCATCTGTGAAAACAGGCTCCGACTTTGAATCTTCCATGTCTCAGGTCGCTGCGACTATGGGTATCGACAAGGTAACGGAGGACTATGAGAAACTCACTGCCGCCGCTAAGGAAATGGGCAGTACCACGAGTTACACCTCCTCAGATGCCGCTTCAGCTCTCAACTCACTCGCCCAGGCCGGATACTCGGCAGATGAGGCGATCGAGCGTCTCCCGAAAACCCTTGCCCTTGCAAAAGCCGGCGGGCTCGACTTGGCAAGCTCCGCAAAGATCGTAACTAATTCAATGGCGGCACTCAACCTCAGCGAAGAAGAGCTGAATAAGCTCCTGGACGAAATGGCTCGTACAGGACAGAAGTCAAACACCAATATCCGTGAGCTGGGCGAAGCTGTGAAGACCGTCGGCGGTACTATGGAAATGGCAGACCAGTCTATAGAGACCATGTTCACGGAGCTTGGTATGCTTGCAAATGCGGGCGTTACGGCTTCCGAAGCAGGTACGCACCTGCGTAATATCCTGTTGGCTCTCGCCAAGACTGATGTGCAGTCGAGTCTGCACGATATGGGTGTTGAAGTCGTAGACAGCACGGGCAAGATCCGTGACCTCTGCGACATTATGACCGACCTGAAAAATGCCACGAGCGATATGCAGTCGGGCGAGCTGCTTGCTACTTTCGGTGATCTGTTCAATGTCAGAGACCTGGCAAGCATAAACGCTCTGCTCAACGGTACTACGGGATCAATGCAGGCTCTGCGTGCCGAGATCGAGAACAGCGAGGGTGCGGCTACCGCTATGGCTGACACCATGAGTGATAATCTCACAGGCGATATAAATATCCTCAGATCTGCAGTACAGGACCTGCAGATATCGGTATCGGACAAGCTCACGCCTTCCCTCAGAACTGCCGCTAAGGACGCAACGGGACTGATGAATACCCTCTCTGAAAGTGCCAAAACAGGCGAACTTGCAGACAGCTTCGAGAGGTTCGGGGAGAGCTTCGCTCGAATGACAAAAAGCGGCACTTCACTGGCAGCAGACCTTCTGCCAAAGATCATAGATGGTCTTACCTGGACAGCAGACCACGCTGATGATATCCTTGCGGTATACATCGGCATAAAGGCAGAGGCTAAGGCTAAGGTGCTGTTTACGGCGGTAAAAGATCTTACTAGCGGAGTTATCGGTTTAAAAGCTGCTATCACAGGTACTACAGCAGCGCAGGAAGGCTTCAACGCTGCAGCAGGTGCTAATCCTCTGACTGCAGTCATAACGGCAGGAGCAGTGGCTGTGGGCGGTCTGGCAGCGTTATTCACAAAGCTGTCGCTGGAGCTTGATGTCACGAATGAGAAGCTCGACTATATGTCCGATGAAGTCCGGGAAATAACAGAAGCTGCACAAGCCGAAATTACAGCATCGAGTGAACTCATCAGCAAGAACAAGGAGCTTGTTGATACTCTGACATCAGAAAAGCAACATTATAGCGATGTTGCTGATAAGCTGTACCGTCTGGCAGATGCCGAAGATCTGAGCACAGCGGAAAAAGAAAAAATGATTGCCTATGTTGACGAGCTAAACAAGGCAATACCGACGCTAAATCTTTCAATAGACAGCACTACGGGGAAGCTGAACAAAGAAAAAGGTGCCGTAGAAAATCTTATACAAGCATACAAGGATTATGAGGCAAAACGACAGTACATAGCTTCCCTTACTGAACTAGAAACCAATCAAGATCAGCTTCGGAACCAGTATGATGCTCTGAGCGCTCAGGTTGAGCAAAAGAAAAAGGTGCTGGACGCCGCCAGAAATAGTATAAGCGTACTTAAAAATCCCTATGAGGTAAGTACTACATATGAAGAATATCAGGCATGGCAGGAAGCTGATAAAATCTTAAAACAGGCTACAGATGACTATGTGGCATTGGCAGTCGAATGGACTTCCCTCGGCACACAAATCAGAGATAATGCCGATCAAATAGATTACTTTAACGGCAAGATAGAAGAGATTACTAACGAACCACTTGTTGCAGTTGCAGATGCAGCACAGAGCATGACAAACTCGCTGCAAGAATCGACAAATGCGGCAGAAAAGAACACAAATGCCGAAAAGGATCTGACCAAGCAAACAAGTAACTATCGTTCCGAGCTTACAAACCTTCTCGGCGTCCTGGATAACGTCAATAAGGGCACGGCTTACTCAACCTCGCAAATACTTGACCTTATCGGCAAGTACCCCGAGCTTGCGTCTGCCATCCAGCTCACCGCAGACGGCTACCGCATAGAAGCGGAAGCTGTAGAAAATCTCACAAAGGTGAAGGCTCAGGAGCTGCTTATCTCCATGCAGGCACAGATTGCAGAAGCTAAGGCTGAGGCAAGAGTAAAAGAGACAATGGCTCGTATCGGTGCAGGCATAACAGGAGATACCTCGACATTAGAGCGTATACAGGCCGAGATACGAGGTCTTGATGATACCCTCGCAGGGTATGAGCGGCTTGTGAACGACATTTCCAGCGGGAAAATATACAATGGCTCATCTTCCTCGACAAGTTCGTATTCTTCCGGGTCGAGCGGCGGCGGTTCAGCCACCGAAGACAAGACCGACTACTACAAGCAGCAGGCAGAGGTTGAGATTGCCGCCCTTGAACATGAATACAAAATGGGGCGTATGCTTGCAGAAGAGTATTACAACAAGCTCGATGAACTGAACAAAAAGTGGTATCTCAACAAATATGAGTACCTTGACGATTACCGCAAGTACGAAGAAAAGATATACGCAGGGCTTGAAAAAATACAAGAGGACAGAGTAAAAGCAGCAAAGGATCTTGAATCCTCGCTTGTAGCCGTAAAGAAAGCACAGGACGACTTAAACAACGCCAGCAATCAGAAAGTCAATGTCTATTCGGCAGCGGCAGGATATCATGCAGAGCTTAACAGCTCGGCGATATCGAAAGCACAGCAGACACTCTTTGAAAAACAGCAAAGTCTCAGCGAGATACTGTCAAGAACTGCAACACTCGGTGGGCTGAATATGGCTGCTATAAGCGCTAACATGTTACCAAATCTGAGGGCTTTACTGCCTGATTTGTCAGGGCTGAGACTTCCTTCACAGACGGGCGGCAATATCACGAACAACGACAAGCAGATACAGATACAGTACAGCCCCGAGATCACGATACAGGGCAACGCTACGGCAGAGGACGTACAGCGGCTGAAAGACACGCTTGAACAGCAGTTCAACAAGCTGATAAACGACTATATCACTAAAGAATACAACAATGCAATGATAGGGGGCGTATAGACATGCAGAGCACTTTGAGAACACCGACATATCCGACATATGAAAATAGAGTAGTTGATGTATCTGTCGAAAGTACGCTTACCTATATCAATAATGCGGACTATCCGCTTGCGCTCAGTTCGACATTTCAGGACTTAGAAACGGGTGCAGTTCAAACAAAAGCGATATATACGCAGGCGGTAAGGGGTGCGGCTATAAGTCAGAGCATCACGGGGCTGACAGCAGGGCATGACTACGCTTGTACACCCGTGATATATGGCAGGAACCCAAACGCCGCCGAAAGCTCGACAAGCCCCGGCAAGTATGATGTGTTGCTTGGCTCAGGCAGACTACAAGCTGACAGCGACACAGACAACACTAAGATATACATAGACAAAGATATCACTGTGATACGTAGTGCGTACTGGGATAGCTCAAAGCTGATAGGCGGCTGTGCTATCAAGGTAGGCACGGACACATATCTGATAAGCTCCTACAACGTTAATACAGGTGAATGCACCGTACAAGCGGCTGAGATCAACGGCAGCACATCAAATCTGCGGTACACAACGGCAGGCGAGAAATATCAGCTCATATCAAACTATGTGGTGGGACAGCCCTTTACATTTAAATATCGGACAACTCCCAGCTGCACATTGAGCTATGATGTTGTGGACAATGTCCTGCATATCACAGGCGTTTATTCGCAATCTCAGGGCGTACCGATACAGTCTTATGTGATGTCGGTACGCTATATCATGGACGGAATGGAGTACACTATAACGCACGACAGGCGCTTCGGTGTAGAGATAGCAGAGGATTTCCCGATACTTCCCGTATCTTCGGGCAACGCATACTGCACTTGTGAGGTTACGACAGAGGACGGCGCTGTTGAGAGTTTCAACTTGACAATCCTTCCGCTTGGGACTGGCACAGCAACGGCAACTATCACAGACACAGGGCTGCTGCAAGTATCAGCTGTTCCAGCAGGAGCTACAGTCTATATATGGCGTGAGGAACGAGACAGCCCTGAACATACAACATTAACGGAGTATGACAGGCTGAAATATATCGGTGCGAAAACCAACATTGGCAGCAGTGCGGCAACGATAAACTATGAAGACCCCACACGTGCCAACCAAAAGACATACAGGTATATAGTGTCTGTTGTCGAGACTGACGATACCGTATCGATATCGGGATTTACAACTCAGTACAACTGCTATGATCGTACATGCTTGATATGGCAGCTTGAACGGCTCGGAAATGGCAGATACAGGCGCATAGACAACGCATACTATACCTTTACTTGTGATGTGGATAGCGGCACTATAGAGAGAGTTACGGGCAACGCTGTGTACAAGTCGTCAGCGTTAACACCTAAGTACATAAGGGGTACTGACAGTTATGATGTAGGCACGTTTACGGCGATACTCGGGACAGTCAGCAGTCCCGAAGCAACGCCGAAGCTCATAAGCAAGTTTATCAGCATGATGTCTTCGGACGGTATCTTCCTTCTGAAGACTGACTACGGCGATGTCAAGATAGTTGCTATCACCGAGAATCCAACAAGGACATACGGCGCTAGCATCGAAGACTTAGGCATAACAAAGGTGACATTTGGCTGGACTGAGATAGACGATATCGAAAGTGCGGTGATCGAATGATATACTATGATGTGATAAACACCGAGTATCTTACAGCACTGAGGGACAAGGCAACAGTATACCGCACTATACTACAGCCTTTGGACGACTACGAAAACGCTATAGGCGAGATATACGCTGATTTACTCATGTCCGAAAGCCCAAAGCTGGATATCGGCAGTAACAACGGCATACGGAGAACGCTGACGTTTGCGCTTTATAACGCAGATGAACAGTACAGCCCGAATAAGAATTCATTGATTTGGTACAAACGAAAATTAAAAGTACTGGAATGTGTGACGATTGGCAGCAACGAATACCGTATAACAATGGGCGTGCTGATATGCCGTGAAGCAACAGAGCGTGAGGACGGTATCATAACTGTCACAGCAATAGACAAGTACGGTATGCTCAACGGCGAGCTTAACTACGGACGTAGCACACAGGCTATCACTACAGATGTATCTTCGGGCGATATTTATGTAGCTGATCTGATACGTGAGACACTGACACTAGGCAGAGGTACGGGCATGATAGACCCGGTTCGACCTCTTATAGAGGGTATATTCGAGAGCACAAAGCTGTATGCGGATATCTCTCTCGGAGCAGGACAGCCATATGGGGCTATACTTGCTAATCTCGGGCAGATGTACGGCGCTGACTGTTGCTATGACCGCATGGGACGATTTCGATTCGTTCGCCGTCCCGACTACAACGACCCGACAGCCTATAAGCACAGGGGCTATGTGTGGGAGTTTACGGAAGACGATGTAAATATCCTCGAGGGCGCACAAAAGCAGACTACGTTTAAGGCTGTGAACACGGTAACTGTCTCAACGGACAACACAGAGGGTTTAATAACCATAGTGACAGTGCGGAATACAAATCCCTTGTCGCCTGTCAGCGTGCCGAATGTGGGCGAACAGATAGCGGACGAAGCTACGGTATATATATCTATCGGCGACACAACGAGGGGCACAGCTTACGACAAATGCAGGGAGTACGGTACATATCTTCTCTTGCAAAACACAAAGCAGGCTTGCAGTGTCAGCTTTTCAACGGCGCTGATACCGCATTTGAACGTTGACGATCTTATACGATACAAAGGCGAGGACATGCTGATAACGCAGATATCGGCAGACCTTGACACTAAGATAATGACAATAGCGGCTGTAAATGTCGCAGAACTCCCCGAAATAGAGGTGATAGCATGGACTTGAAAGAACTCATAGATAAGCGCATAGATGACAAGCTCGGTGGCTCTCAGGGCATACAGAGAGTGCCTGCAAAGGTGCTGTCCGTAACTGAGGGATATAAGAGAGCTGATGTTAAGCTCGCAAACGGTGCTATCATAAAGGACATGCTTAATAAGACGGGTGAGGAATTGGACGAGGGGCAGGGGGTATATGTCGAATACATGACACTGCCTTCATCGGGCTATATCGCTATGACAACGGGCGAGTGCAGACCGCTAGGCGGCAGTGGTATTGCGGCAGAAGTCGAGAACGCTGCTGTTATCACGACCAATCCCGATGATTACATGGTAACTGAGGAATTGATTTTGGATATCTCCCCCGAAACCATGTTGTACTATAGTAATATGCCGTCATTTATTATCGTACAGGGGCATTATTGCTTACTCAGCCCGTCGACATCTTACGTATCATATACCGATAATCACTGGATTGTAGGCGGCACAGAGGGCTTATACGAGCGAATCATACAAAATAAGGCGAAGTTTGGCTCGCAGATAGGCAACGATACAAGAGGTGGATTTTTGTATGGAGATAGTAGCATCGTCTATCCTAATAGATACCTATATCAGTCTCTTGATATATATACTATAGGTTCTGGCTCTTCGGGGTTATCGTATAGTTGTCGTCTGAATCAAAGGTATGCAACAGTCAATGCACCTTCGGGCAACTGGTGGGAGAGTACGCTGACATGGGGTACTTTTACGCTTTATACTACCAACGTCGGCTTGAAATCGTACTCAAATACATCATATCTGACAGGACTGTATGATATCTTTATAGTGCCTGTTGTGACAGCATTTTATAACGTACAAAATGTCAGCTCTTTTCAAACGCCTTTTGGCTATTGTGCTATTGCTGGATATCTCGTGTTTGCTTCGGCAGACGGTGAGCATTATGGCGTGACATGGGTTGGCATATCTTCGGGTAGTACATCAATGAACCGAGTGCCATTGATATCCGATGCCGAAAACTGTTTTACTCTTGGTATCTCGCAACGTACAGAGCCGATATACCCGAACTCAGGCGGTGGTACGTAATGGCACTTGTACAGATACAGAGGGGCGCATTTCCGCAGAGATACGGCATTAAAACGACTAAATATCAATACACGGAGCGTGGACAACGACAGACACTGCACTATGTCTATACCGAGACTGACACGAGTATCACACCGTTTACATCATATAAGCCAACAACGGACTTTTCTCAGGTGTGTGGAGAAGGTGACCCGACTTTATTCCCGATGTATCGCAATGGTGGGATATATCCAGTAACATGGCAAGAAACGCTTACCACTCGAACGTTTAACAGTGGCACGCCGTATGAATTTTCCATGACGGTTATTGCTTCGTGCCGTGCTATCTGTGACGGCTCAGATATCGGTGGTTTTAGCTGGGGTGCAAATAGCGTAGTTACGGAACATGTCCTTTCGGGACTACTCGATTACCATGTCCCTACGGGAAACGGTACATCGGTAAGCATATTGGATAGTAATGAACAGCCGACATCCCAATGCTATATTAGTAACGCACGAAGTGGGAGCAGTAACGGCTTACATGGATTTTTCAAACAGGCAATATTTGAGACGATATATGACACACCAACGTCATCACACATTGAATATGTAGGCGAAGAACAAGTTGAATACACGACCTCTGGACTGCGAGGTTATCCCGTTGTAGCCGCCGAAGCCATTGTTGTCGCACCTTACACGTGCGAAGTAACTTTATCATATATATAAGGAGGAATCTAATTGCAGTACATCATCATGTTTCTCATCGTCGTCGGCTTAGCCCTTGCCGACTTCCTGACCGGCTACATCAAAGCCCGATGTCAGGACAGCGTTATGTCGAAAGCTATGCGCATCGGCGGGCTGCACAAGTTTGCCGAGATCGTCATAATGGCGACCGCTATCGGGCTGGACATCGGACTACAGTATCTCGGCAAGTACTACGAGAACCGGCAGCTTGCCGACATCACCGGAGCCGTGACGGCGATAGGAGTGTTCGGCTACATCACTATCATGGAGATAATCTCCATACTTGAAAACTACGCAGATATCAACCCAAAGGCTGCCGGGTGGATAGGTAGGCTTTTGAAAAATCTGAAAGGCGGGGAATAAAAAATGGGCGAAAGCAGAATTGAAAACATCTTGGAGGCTACGATAGCAGGAGAGCCTTACACCGATGATGCACAGAGCAGGATAGAAGCACTGCTGATAGAATTGAAAGCTGCTATAGAAGGTGGCGGTGGCGGTGGCACAACGAACTATAATGACCTCTCAAACAAACCGCAGATTAACGGCGCAACACTTGAAGGAAACAAGTCAAGCGCAGAGCTTAAATTGCCGTATGCAGAGACATCATACATTGAGCTTGCAAGCGGCAGACGTGAGTACATAAGCCCTACTGTCCCAACTGGTGAAATTCCGATTGGTAGCATAGGTGTAGGCTTTGATGAGGGTACATGGACATATAAGTCGGGAACTAAGGTAAGTGAAGGTGAATCAAACCTCACTTATGGAAAACAGTTTTCATTCTATGCCAACGGACAGCCTCTTACAGATTACACTATATATGGTGCTACTGGCGGTGTTGGTGAAAAGACGGCAAATTTGTTTGATGGAAATTTTCCTGGTTTATCGGGAACTATACAGTATATGCCCGTATATGTCGGCGATATATCAGTAACGCTAGAGACAACAGCTTCGGCAAGTAGCGCATACGATGCACAGGTTTTTCTTCTTGAAGGCAACGTTGCAAGTGGAGCATCATCGGCAACAAACGGAGTGTGGGCTGGAAATAGTCGTAGAGTAGCCGCTGCTGATGGCTATGTGACAATAGCTTATCGTAACCTCAGTACGCTAGCAGTGCCTCTATCTAACGCAGAGACATGGCTGTTCGAGCGTTTTCAGATTCCTATCATCTGCGGTAACACAACTACAAACATCTATATAGACAATCCCCTTGATGACGGTGATAGTATAGATTACACTACATCACAGACTGCTATCCCAACAGTTGACGGCTTAAATATGATATACTGCGACACTAGCGTACAACCTAGCAAGATATCTCTGACATATACTGGCTGGCATAGTGAACTAGACGACATCAACAGCAGAATTGCGGCTATAGAGCAGGCGATAGCGAACGGAAAGGACTGATATCATGGCAAATTCAAAACTGGCGACCTGGAAGTGGCAGGGTGCCACCGGCAACTTCAACAAGCGTGACCACAAGATCGACACTATCACGATCCACCATATGGCAGGTGATCTTTCGCTTTCTACCTGCTGTAGCTCCGTGCAGGCAAGAGCAGGATCCTGCAACTACTGCATCGACAGTAACGGCATGATCGGCGTGATGATTGACGAAGAGTATAGGGCGTGGACTTCCGGCAGCCGCAGTAACGACATGCGAGCGGTAACGATAGAGGTAGCGAACTGCTCCGGAGAGCCCGACTGGAAGATCAGTGACAAGGCTATGACCTCGCTGATAGCTCTCTGTGAAGATATCTGCCGCAGAAACGGTATCGAGAAGCTCCGCTACACGGGTGACACAAGAGGCAACATGACTATGCACAAGTGGTTCGCTGCCACAGGCTGCCCGGGACCGTATCTCAGCAGCAAGTTCGGTTACATAGCCAATGAAGTAAACAAACGGCTTAAAGTGGAAGCAAAGCCGACTACTGAGAAAGCAGGCTTTACACCATACAAAGTTAAGATCACATACAAGGACGGTATGAATGTTCGCACAGGCGCAGGTGTGAATTACCCAATAGCAAAAATAAATAATCTTGCTATTCACAACGGGATCTATACTATTGTAGATGAAAAAAAAGTAGACGGTCAGACATGGGGCAAGCTAAAAAGCGGTGCGGGGTGGATATGCCTGACAGGTTTTACTATAAGAGTATAATTTATATGCGCAGGAAATACGACGATATCAGCAACTCTGACCTTGCAAGACTTATTGACGACTGGGTAAAGGGCGAAAAGTATCGTGTTCTCATGAAGCGCAGGCTCATCGACAAGGTAAGCCTGGAACGGCTCGCAGAAGAGTTCGATTTTTCCGTGAGCCACGTAAAGCGCATTATCAGTACTTACGAAGACCTCATATATCATCATATCTATTTTTTCTGAGCCGTCTGCCTTCGGGTGGACGGCTTCTTTTTTTGTGTCCGAAAATGAGCTGAAAATGAGCTGAAAATGAGCTGTTTATGTGCTTGTGAAGATTGTCAAATGCCTATATACTATAGTAGAAAGGACGGTGTGATCATGTACGGAGATTATAATCCTTATAGTATGATGAATCCTTATCTCACACAGCCATTGCAACAGCCAAAGCAGGAAGTTGTCAAGGTCAACGGGGAGAACGGAGCACGGGCTCTTGCTCTTGGACCCAACAGCTCAGCTTTAGCGCTCGACGAATCGGGGCTGCTTGTGTGGCTCATTGTCACCGACGGTGCAGGTTACAAGACTGTCGCTCCATACGACATCACGCCACATCAGGCAGCTCCTGCTCCCGACTATACGACCCTTGAAACACGAATAAAACGCTTAGAGGAGGCTATTTATGTCAATACCGCAGATCTTGCAGCAGCTGAACGGGCAGACAGCAAGCCAGATATCACAGAACCAAGAAGCGATAAGAAGCCTTATGAACGCCGTTAAGACGGCACATAACCCGGAAGCAATGCTCAGTATGCTTGCACGACGAAATCCTCAGCTGCGGGAGGCTCTCGACCTTGCGAAAAATTCGGGCGGCAGCCCGAAGGAAGCATTTTACAAGCGTGCCGAAGAGCTCGGCGTGAATCCCGATGATATACTTAACATGTTGAAATAGGCTGTCAGTGCGCAGGACAGTTTATATACCCGGCTATCACATGGAGATAGCCGATCACCTTAAAAGTTAAAGGAGGACTATGTATGGCAATGGAAAACGGCGGAATGTCGCCTGCCGACTATGCGGCTATCAGCAATAACGGCTTCGGAGATAACTCTTTCTTCTGGGTTTTTGCTTTACTTCTGCTCGGTAACGGCGGCTTCGGCGGCTGGGGCGGCAATAACAACCAGGTAAACGCTCTCAGCGCAGATATGCAGAGAGGTTTCGACAACCAGAACGCAATGGCAAATCAGCGTGAGATCCTTAATGCCGTAACTAACGGTACAGCTCAGAGCGTGGCAGCGACTAATCAGACCTTTCACGACACTCTCGGCATAATCCAGAACAGGTATGACGAGCTGGCAAGAGATATTAGCGGCCTTGCAGTAGCACAGGCTCAGTCTCTGGCAAATCAGAACGCATGCTGCTGCGAGACTAAGCAGATGATAATGCAGTCAAACTACGATGGAGCTATGAGGGACGCAGCAACAAATGCTAACTTCACGGCTCAGATACAGTCTGTAAAAGACATGATCGCTCAGGATAAGATCGAGGCTCTTCAGGCTCAGGTATCACAGCTTCAGCTCGCTCAGGCAACGTCCGGCATGCTGAAATTCCCGAACTCATGGAGCTACGGCGCAGGACCCTTCCCGCCTATCTTCGGATGCGGCTGCGGGGCTAACGGTAACATTTAACGTCTTGCTGACGAGGCCATAGACTAAGGCAGGACCGTAAATTCTGCCTTATTTTTTAGGAGGAAAAACAATGAAAGATAAAATACAGGCTAAGATAAACGACATAATAGAAACTATTATCGCTAAGGATCCTAAGGATATCACATACAACGAATACAGAATCCTCGATAGTAAGCTCATCTCAATCAAGTATGAAGAAGAACAGGAAGCTAAAAACAAGGAAATGTCGGAGCTTTGGGCTAAAGCAATGAGCAACGGCATCTGGGGTGGGAGTTGTTGTACTCCTTGCCTTCCTGACCCGGTAAAGGAGGACTAATATGAGCAGATCACTTATACAGACGGCTAATCAGTCATCGCAAAATGTAGTGGCAGGCAGCATAATCTCTCTCGGATCTACGCAGAGACGATTCGGCTGTAATCTCAGATTGTCGGGCAATGGTATCATTGAAGTCTACCAGAAAATGTATGCTGAAAGGTGAAAAGCTGGACATACTCTTGGACATACTTTTTATATTTTGGGTTATATAATGCTATTTTTAAGCACACTATGATATTTACACGGTACAAAGAAAAGTGCCTATTTACGCATTATTACGTAAATAGGCACTTTCATATATTATGGAGATGAGGAGAGTCGAACTCCGTTTCAAAATGCGGTTTAGCCCTGATTTTACGTATACTTAAAAAATCTTGGTCATACATTTTGGTCATATAATTGCGAAAAATAATTATCGACGACAGCGTCATAGCGTTTTCGCTGATCGCTAAAAGTCGATTGATATACTTTTTTTAGGGTACTGTCGGTTGACCAGCCGCCCCTCTCCATAGCGTACTTGTCGGGGACGCCGAGAAAGACCATAACGGAGGCATTGATGTGTCTCAGATCGTGAAAGGTAATACCCGGATAGCCCGCGGCGGTCATCTTGCGAGTAAACCTCATATAGATAGCATGCCCCGACAGTTTCGTTATATACTCGCCTGTGCGGCTCGCTATGAGCTTGCAGGCGTAGGGGGATAGTTGTATGCTGCGTATGCTGCTGATGGTCTTAGCGGCGTTCTCTCGCACGACAGGAGTGCCCTCAACGTCGATGATAACTCTGCGGATAGTTATCACATCTTTTACAAGGTCAGCGAAGCGCAGACCTCTTATCTCTTCTTTGCGAAGACCATAGCTCAGTGCCAGGAGCACTTCCAGCTCCATAGGATCATCACGCCATATCTCGATGATCTTCTCGGGGGTGGGATAATCTTTGCGCTTTGGGTAGATCTTGGGGAGGGGTATATCGTCGAGGTCAAGGTCTCGACGATATTTTTTTATGATCGGCAGAAAAAAATGTACTGTGGTCTTCACAGTCTTAGGCTGATACTTCGAGCACAGGCGGTTGACCTCCTCCCGAACATGAAAGACTGTCAGCTTGTCTAAGAGTATGTTTTTGAAATCCTCACCGATCTGCTTGTCGAGTATGCGCTGATACCTCTCTATGCTTGCCGGAGAGAGTATGTTCCTGCGGCTGTCGATGTACTCCTGGCATGCCTGTTCTATGCTGAGCTTTGCTTTTACTGGCTCAACACGAAATTTCAGGTAGTTTTTTGCGGCGAGTTCTGCTTCGTCCTTAGTGCTGGCAGTAAAGCTCTTGTATGTGCCTGAGATTTTGTCCCAGACACGACAACGCCATTTATTGCCACGTTTACGAGCGGTTGCCATAAGCTATTCTCCTTTTCAATGTCACTTCTTCTGTGATTCTGATAGAAGTTCCTTGATTTCCTCTAAATTCTTATTGATCGAGATTGTCAGTTCGTGTATTTTTAAAATGGCGAAAACGACACAAAGGTCTATAACTACACCTAAAATTAATGCGATCATTGTTGGATTCATAAAATCACTCCTTTGAACAAAAATTGACTGATTTTTGATTGGTTTTTGAACTTGTAATAATCATAGTAATGTGATATACTTACATCATATTTTACAAGGCTGATATTTGTACTTGTTTACTTTTAAGAGCATTTATTTACTCTGCATCACATAAAGAGCTTGAAAATATCGAACAAATGTGCTATAATAAAATTGTCAAAGGAGATATGCAGCATGGATAATCGTCAACTTGCCGAACAGATCATAGCTCACGTAGAAGCACAGGGGCTTCTACGAACCGACGACCGTAGCCGTGATGAGCAGGTCGAGGACCTTATCATGCTGCTTGAATCAATGTCCTATAAGGAGGATATCACATGAACGATCAACGAACACCTGAGCAGATCTCGACAATTGCCGATGCACTTATCGAACTGGGATATGGATCCCTGATTCTTGCAGGCATAGACCCTCAGTCACTTCTCAAACTTATCCGGGAAGACTGCCCTGATGACCGAACTATATCGGTCGAAGTCTGATTCAGACAGATTTTTTACAAACTCTATAGCAGCGCTCCGCTCGTCCTGCACGGGTGAGACACTGTTTTTTTCTGTACCGAGAAGGAAATCAACAGTCTTGCCGAAGTAGTTTGCAATCTTAGTGACAGCTTCGGTTGACAGCTCCTTACTTCTGCCCGACTTTAGGTCAGTCAATGACCCTCTGCTGACCTTCGCTTCTTTGCACATAGCAGTTATGCTTATTTTACGATCTTTGCACAAAGATTCTATTCTATTGTATAAATCCGACATAATCGTACCGTCCTCGCTAAAAAAATAGTCAACAGGGACTTCAAAGAAATTTGCAATCCGAGAAATATACTTTGTATAGGACTTGCTCTGCCCTGTTCTCCATTGAGTAGCTATACTCTTATCAATTCCGAGATAATCCGTAAGCTGTTTTTGCTGTAGATTTTTTACTTCTAGCAAATAAAATATTTTGTCAATAGTAGACATTTTCTCAACTCCTAATTTGTGCATAGCGACAAAGTTGACAATTTCTAAACTAAAACCATTGACAGTTGATGTTTTATCAGCTATAATGTAGTTGTGGTTGAGAAAGTATCAACTATGATATCTATATAACTAAAGACTCGCACTCTATAGTTATACCTCGAAAGTTTATGAAACGTAAACCTGTAAACCAAGAATATCATATTTTATCAACTTTGTCAACCGTATGCATATTTTATTAAAAGTTTATTCAAAACTTTGTAGGAGGTGACAAGTATTGTTTGTCGAATTTAGACACATTGTCAAAGATGTGTGCAAAGAGAAAAATCTGACTTACGCACAGATTGCAACTCAGGCAGGCATAGAAGAAAGTACCGTAAAAAGTTTTATGTGTGGGGCTAACGATAGCCGACGAGTAGCAGAACGCCTCGCCGATGTGCTCGGTATAAAGTTGATATACAGCAACGGGACGTATACCGTAGCAGAGACCGATTTAAACCAGTAAGGAGGAAGAGATGAAAAAATACCGTAGAAAATACAAAGACCTTACCGATAAAGAAAAGCTGAATTGGTTGTGGTCGGCATTTTCAACGATATTGCTGATAGTCAATATCATTATGGCTGTGAAATTGTGGTCATAATATGTCGTAAATTTTTAAGGTGTTGAAAGCAGAAAGCAAAAGTGCAAGCGTTGATATTACATAAGGGTATATAACTTTTATTCTTTCCCAAGTGTGAGCTTCAAGGCAAGCTCTGCCCTCGGGTGTAATAGTGTAAGAAATAAGTGATGCAAACATAAATCCGTGAGCGGTATCCATCTCTTCAATGGTTCGTTTTATAAATTTGCTGTTTTCTAAAAGCGATAATTCTTCGACCATTTCGGAGTTGTATTTTGTTTCGATATCCTTATTGGTAACATGTTTCCGATCTCTTATAAAGCGCAAAAGTTCACGGCTGTTTTTATCCAGCATTACAAACATCTCCTTTGATATTTTTTAAAAATTATATCATAGGATACAAATTTTTTCAAGGAGGAATACCTAATGGCCGAACCCAAGTTAACGATCAAGGCTCTGAGCAAGGAGCCGATAACCTTTAAGCCGATTCAGGTCTATACCGAGACAGCCGAACTTATCAAGGAACTCTCGGAAGAGACAGGGCTGAACAAGGCAAAGCTAGTTGAGATGATGATCTCCTTCGCTGCTGAGCACATAGAGATCATCAAGGACGGTGAGTAAATGCGCACATTCAAAGTCGCTATCGGCGGCCATATGGGTATAGACAAAACACGCAAGGTTGAAGCTGTCTCTGCTCATGCCGCACGGGAGATAGCAAAGAAGTACCTCGAAAGAGGTCAGCAGATATGGTATGTAGCTGAGATGAAAAGGAGTTCGGAGGTGATGAGTGATGACACCTAAGAAAAGGATCAAGACAGCCCGAGTCCAGCTCGACCTCACTCAGGAACAGCTTGCTAAGCGGCTCGGGATAGAACGAAGCACAATGTCGAAGTGGGAAAATGATATCGGCAAGGTCAGCTTTGAGAACGTGCAGAGACTCTGCAAAGTCCTGCACATCAAGGATATCAACGAATTGAGAGGTGATTCGGCATGAAGGATCCGATCGATGCAGGCTGCTTTGCGATCTGCCTGTGGACAGTGGTTTTTATAGTTGGGCTGTTCATTGCCGGTGAGATCGACAAGGTCTTAGGAATTACTATAATGGGCGGAAGCACGTATATCCTGTTGCTGAAACTCAACACGGCTGACAAGCTCGACAAGAGACAAGAACAGCTCGACCGCTTCCGGGACGACGCTGACCGCAGGATAAGAGAGGAGAGGGAGCGCCATGATTAATCGTATTATTATCATGTTTATCCCTTCGGGGATAGTCTTAGGCCTGTTTGCGGCCTACATGATCTCGCAGGGCGTCTCGATTCCGAAGTGCATAGCGGCGCTTGCGGTAGTAGCACTGCTCATGTCGATCGTTATGGTCAGAGTAGCGCAGGATACTTATGATGATATTTTCGAGGAGGAAGATGATAATGATCAAGATTGAAGTCGATACAATCGGTGATAAAGGCTTAGTGGAGCTGAGCCTCCGTGTCAAGGGGAATACACTCAATATTCTCAGAGAACTTATTGCAATTGTTAACAACACGCTTGACAGCATAAACATGGGAGTATTTACTCTTGATGATAAAATAGACACATTTTGTGAAATGTTGAAATCACAGGTACAGGAGGAAGATGATACAGATGACGAATGATACAAAGCAAAACATAATAAAAGACTATCTGAGCGGCATGATGCAGAAAGACATCGCCGCTAAATACCAGGTGAGTAAGTCAACTGTAAGCAAGCTGCTTACTACCACTAAGATGTCTGAGCTTACGGACGAAAAAGAGCCTGCCCCTGCGCCAACAGAGACAGACTCAATAATGTCCGATGATGATACGGAGGTATCATCTATAGATAATAATAGCACAGATAAGCCTAAAAGTCAAGCCCTACGTGGAGTTGAGGTCATAGGGCTTATGCAGACCATGATTATAAGCATTGAAGAAACCTTCGGAGATAATGCCGAATTGATGTCCCTGAGAGCTGACAGCGAACAGGCTCACATAATGTTCCGCTATGGCGGCACGGCTTATGCTCTTAGCTTCGGGCTGGCGTTTTAGGGGGTGGCAGAATGACAGTATCGGAAAAATTTATCGAAGACATGAAGTCCGCCAAACTGACGAAGAAAGGCTCTGCTGTGAGCGGTGCTGTGACGGCGGCACTGGAAGATTTCTGCCGCCAGAACCATGAGTTTGAGCAGGCAGTTTTGCAGGGCGGCTCGCTGGCGGAGTGTGTTGAGCACACCGTCAAGGGCTGTGGAAACAGTATCTCGGATATCGAGGTATATCGCAAGGCAGTGGAATTTTACTTCCCGACTGCCAAAGTCCACATGGCACTGACTATTGACCTGGGAGACAATGGTTTCTCAAACAGTTCCGAGGACAAGCCCATAACAGTAAGCAGGAACGAAAAGGTCGAGCTGAGCCTTGATGATCTGCTGGATTTCTGAGGTGAGGATATGAGGAAAGAACGTAAGCTGGAACTTATGATACCGCCCGAAATCCCGCAGAAATACATGGATAAGATGCAGGGCAAATATGCAGCAAATTTTGTGGTGCTGGTGACTTCCGGACACGAACTGTTCGCCCGCTGCTTTCACAGATACAGCAAGGGTGATATCCGTGAGGTACAGCGCTACGCATTCGCAAAGGACGGTGCTGTGCGCTACGGCAGAAATGAGCATGATAAATGGGTAGCTCGTACCGAGCTGAGAGAGCCTGTGTTTTACAATACGTACGGCTATGGTGCAGACAACAGCTACACTGTCTTGGGGTGGGAAGCTGTCGCCAAGAGCGATATGAAGTACAGTGAGGTCACAGCATACACAGGCAGAATGATAGTCAGCTACCTGTGCCTTTACTGCCGCCACCCGAACATCGAGTATCTGACTAAGGCGGGCTATTTGTGTGCTTTCGAGGAGTATGTGAGAGGTTACTGGGGTTACTATCCAAACGCCCTACGGGTGGACGGGCGAATAAACTTAAAGACGAATAACCTGCTGAAAATGCTGGGGGTGAACCGCACCGAGTTTAAAGCACTGGCGGGGAGGGAACAGCTGTACCCGACTTACATGATATGGAGAGACCGCTTCCCGAAGTTATCGCCAGATGACCTTATACTGCTGTACGATGCTTTCGGCAGTGACTTTACAAGAGCCGAGCGAACGGTATATCACACAGGCTTAACGGCGGTGAGGATAGCAAAGTACCTTGTGGATAAGGACATAAGTTGCTATGACTACGAGGATCACATCAAGCAGTGTCTTCAGCTGGGCTATGATCTGCACGACACAGCGTACTCGCTGCCTCATGACTTCTATGCTTTTCATCAGCGTTCTTCGGCGATGGTAAAGTACAACACAGATAAGCTGATGAATGAGGCTTTTGCCGAAAACTACGAAAAGCGCAAGACGCTTGAATTTCGTGTGGGAAACCTTATAGCGATACAGCCGTCAAGCTGCGACGACATTATCAGAGAGGGCAGAGAACAGAAGCATTGCGTAGGAGGCTATGCCGAGCGCCACGCCTACGGTAAGCTTCACATCATGTTTATCCGCAAGGTCAGCGAGCCCGAAAAGCCCTACTACACAATGGAGGTCAGCACCAAAGGCCGGATAGTCCAGTGCAGGGGCTACTGCAATGACTTCGGCAGGGACAAGCCTGCCGAAGTGCTGGAATTTGAACGGATATATCAGCAATATCTCGATGAGATATTCGGCAATAAGAGGAGGAAAACCGCATGAATGATATAACGAGCACCGCAGAATATGACCGTGCCGTATTGCTCAACCGCAGGATATCAGCGAATGTAAAAGCGGCACAGGAGAGCTTGTTTGAGGTCTGCAAGGATCTTAAAGAAATACGGGACGGCAGACTGTATATGTCGCTGGGATATGAAGCTTTCGAGGATTATTGCGTCAAGGAACATGAGTTGAGCTATAAACAAGCCTGTAAATATATTGCAGTAGCCGAACGCTTTCCTGACGGAATCTCCCCGGGGAGACTTGGAATCTCAAAGCTGTATTTAATATCTACCCTCAATGACGAGGAAAAAGCCGAAATTGAAAAGAGAGTAGATATGGAGGATGTTTCAAAATCACAGCTTGAAAAAGCAATAGCCGATCTAAAAGCCGAGAACAAGAGGCTCGAAGAGGAAAAACAAGTGAGCTTTGCCGAACTGGAAAAATTAAAAAGTAAGAATAACGATGTCTCTCAAGCTAAGAAACGGATAGAGTATCTTCAGAGCAAGTTGGAAGAACAGGAAGAGCTCACCAGAAAGGAATCAAAGCAGCGTGAAGATGCTGCTTGCAGGGCAAGCATCGCAGAGACCGACAGGGACAGTCTGAAAGTTCACGCCGCACAGTTGGAGGACAGGATAAAGGAACTGGAAGCACGTAAACCCGAGACTGTCACGGTGACAGATACCACAGAGATCGAACAGCTCAAAAAGGAGCTTGAAGAAGCAAGGAAGCTATCAAATAAAATTCAGACAGAAGCCGTTGAGGTGCATGATGATATAGATGAATTCAGGGCGCATTATGCTAATGCTCTTGACAGTGCGGCGAGGCTCATATCCTTTGTCAAGCAGCACAGCAACAGTAAAAATTTTGAGCTCTTTGACAAAAAAATACGCTTGCTTGCAGACAAGCTCCTTAACGGATAGGAGGAAACTAATGAAAATTAATAAAATTTTAAGCGTAATAAAGAAAAGTACAAGTATTATTTTATTTCAGGATATTGAGAATAATGTTCAGCTGCTGTCTAACGGGGCAGCAGCTTATGACATAAGCTCTTTGCCGAAGATAAGCACCGAATCGGAGCTTGCGGGAATGCTGGGTATAGATGATATGAGCAAGCACGCTTTCAATATTCAGCCCGTACCTTCTGTGATCTCCGATGCAGGCTTTGCCGATGCAACATCGACGGATATCTTTTTCGGACTTTCAATATGCTTAGGCGGAGAAGAATTCTCGCTTGTAGACGGCGGAAATGTTTTCTATGCATATAAGTCTAAACATCTCAGTCCGTTTGAAAGCGAAGACCTTTTGTATCTTACTCGCCAGGGAATACTTCTTGCAGGCGGTCTGACTGTTACGGGATATATAATGCCTTATTCGGTCAGAAAAGACGATATGGCAGCAATAAAGGCTCTTGCGAGCAAAGGTTTATGGGGGGCAAATTCATGAAACTTAAATCATTAAAACTCACGAACTTCGAGGGCATACGCTCTCTTGAGATAAATGCGGACGGCAAGTCTTTAAGCATATACGGCGATAACGGCACGGGAAAGACCACGATCGCCGATGCACAGGCGTGGCTGCTGTTCGATAAGGACAACGCTTTCACACCGAACTTTCTGCCGAAGCCCCGTGACGGTCAGGGTGAGGAGCTGCACAACCTGGATACCGTCGTCGAGGGTACATATATCCTCGACGACGGGACAGAGATCACCTTCCGCAAAGTTTTCGCAGAGAACTGGAAAAAGAAAAGAGGCAGCACAGAGGCCGTGTTCTCAGGGCATACCTTATCCTATTACATAGACGGAGTGCCGAAGAAAGAAGCGGAGTACACCGCATACTTGGAGAGCGTGGCAGATATTCGCCAGCTCATGCTGCTGAGTATGCCGCAGTACTTCCCTGAGATACTGGACATAAAGAAGCGCAGGGAGATGCTGCTGTCCTTAGTCAAGGATATAGACGACTACGATGTTATCACATCGTCAGAAGCGCTGAAACCTTTGCAGTATCTCATGCTGAAACCTGGTTGTTCGGCTGTATGGTACAGCATAGAGGAATTTATCGAAGTCTCAAAGGCTACGGAAAAGAAGGCTAACGCAGACCTCAAAGAGATACCCGGAAGGATAGATGAAGCTCAGCGCTCACTCTCGGGTGTTACCGAGAAGAGACTGAAAGAAGCTAAGAAGGAACTCACAGCGTTGAACGCTAAGAAGATAAGCCTGCAGCTGAAAAAGTCAGCCCCGAGCGCTGACCTAGAGCAGAGCCTAACGGCGGATATCGCTAAGATCAAGGCTAAGATAGAGCAGAAAAGAGCCGAGTATGCAGAAGAGTGTGCGAAACTCAACAGTGGCATAATGGCTCAGATAGAGGATATCAACAAGCGCTATGCTAAGCAGGCAGAAGAGACCTCGAATCTGAGATCGGAGCACTATGCTAAGCTCAGCGAAGCCGGTAGACTTCGTAATGCCAGGAATGAACTTCTGCAGCAGTGGCAGGAGATAAACGCTTCCCAGTGGAACGGCGACAAGATATGCCCTGCTTGCGGTCAAGCTATACCCGAAGACAAGATCGCTGAGGCTGTTGCCAAGTTTAACGAACAGAAAAGTATCAAGCTGTCTAATCTGTCGGCAGAAGGGAAAAAGTGCTCGAAAGAGATCATAGCAGCAGTTGAAGCAGACATCGAAAAGCTAAAAAGCAGGATAGTATGTGCCGAAGCCGAAGAGAAAAAGCTGACCGCTGAGAGAGACGAGCTCAGAGCAAGAATACAGCAGCCTACACCCTTTGAGCAGACAAAGGAGTACAAAGACCTTACTGCAGACATGGAGACCACACACACGCATCTGGCGGCTCTCAGAGACGGACAACTGGACGGGAATGCCGAACTGTTGACCGAGATTGCTTCGGTGGATATGGAGATATCCGCTATCAGCATCGAGATAGCAGGATATGAAGCAGACAAGCGTATACAGGAACGTATCAAAGAACTCACCGAGCAGGAACAGGCAGCGACAGAGGCATACGCTAAGGCGAGACAGGGGCTTGACCTTGCGGAGCAGTTTGGACGTATCAAGGCAGAGCTGCTGACCGATAAGATCAATGAGAATTTCAAGAATGTCCGTTTTAGGCTTTTCAAAACGCAGATAAACGGCGGTATACAAGACGACTGCGAGGTAATGGCACTGACTTCCGCAGGCTATATACCATATAGCACAGCAAACAATGCTGCTCGCATAAACGCAGGCCTGGAGATCATCAAGGGCTTCGGCAAGGTATGGGAGCAAACCATGCCCGTATTCGTAGATAATGCCGAGAGTATCACGCAGTTAGGCTCAGAAGGCCTACAGGTAGTAAGATTGATAGTGTCAGAGCAGGACAAGGCTCTGAGGATAGAGGAGGAATAATCGATGGCTGAGAAGAACGCAATCGCAGCAGTAAAAAAGGACGTTGTGGACGTTGTGGAGGATAGGATCAAGCAGTTCCAGGCTAATCAGGAGCTTGACCTTCCTGCGAACTATTCACCGAGCAACGCTATGAAGAGCGCATGGCTCGTGTTGCAGGAGGTAAAGGATCGCAACGGCAAACCTGCTGTTGAGGTATGCTCGAAGCCCAGTATGGCTAACGCTCTGCTTAATATGGTGGTGCAGGGACTAAACCCGGCAAAGAATCAGTGCTACTTTATCGTGTACGGAGATCAGCTTGTAATGCAGAGATCATACTTCGGCACGATGCACGTAGCTAAGACCGTATGCCCTGAGATAGAAGAGATATACTCAGACGTCGTATACAAGGACGACGAGTTTGAGTACCAGAAAGTCAAGGGGCGCACAGTGATAGTCAAGCATACTCAGAAGCTCGGCAACGTAGACCCCGACAAGCTGATAGCTGCTTACTGCACTATCATCTACAAAGACGGCTCGGAGCGCTCAACGATAATGACAATGGCGGAGTGTAAGAATAGCTGGCGCAAGTCCAGAATGGGCGTATTTTCTTCGGGCGACAAACTCAATGAAAAGAGCACACATGCTCAGTTCACGGCTGAGATGATGAAGAAGACCGTCACCAACAGAGCCTGCAAGGCAATTATCAATGCTTCCGACGACAGCAGTATCATGATAGCAAGAGAACTTGAAAGCACTGTACACCAGGTCGCTGTTGAGGAAGAGATACAGGAGAACGCTAACACTGTATTTGTTGATATTGACGACCACACAGCAGAAGTTGATACCGATACGGGAGAGCTCATCATGGAGGCTGTACCCGTCGAGGATCCACAGCCTGAGCCTGCAAATGTCCCGATGCAGGAGCCTGACTTCTAATGCAGATAGACGTATATGCTTCGGGCAGTAAAGGGAATTGCTATCGCATAAGCGACGGTTATACTTCCCTGCTGCTCGAATGCGGCATTACTTGGCGAGCAATCATGAAGGCGCTGTGCTACGAGATAACAGCGATAAAAGGCTGTCTGATATCGCACGAGCACGGCGATCATGCGTATGCCGTCAAGGACGTTATGAGGCTTGGCATAGACGTATATGCTTCACAAGGTACGCTCGACGCTCTGGGCGTGGACGGGTATCATGCCCGTCCACTGGAGGCAAGCAAGGCGGCACATATCGGCACGTTCGAGGTGTTTCCTTTTAAGACACAACACGATGCTGCTGAACCGCTGGGCTTCGTCATCACATCGAAGATAACAGGCGAAAGGCTGCTGTTCTTCACGGACACGTACTATGTCAAGTACATCTTCAAAAACGTAAACTACATCATGGCGGAGTGCAATTACTCCGTCAAGACGATAAAAGAGGGTCTTGACAGGAGCCGAAGGGACAGGCTCTTCGAGAGCCACATGAGCTTAGAGCATCTCATAGAGCTGCTCGGGCATTACGATATGAGCAAAGTAAAAAAGATCTATCTTCTGCATCTGAGCGATGACAATTCGGACGAAGAAATGTTTCTTCGGGAAGTTCGCAGAGCGACGGGCGTAGAGGTTTTCGTATGTTGAGGAGCAGAAAAATGAGTGTAAACAGAGTAATACTTCTTGGTCGGATCACCAATGAGCTCGACCTGAAACAGACACAGAGCGGGCTTGATGTGCTCCGCTTCACGGTGGCGGTTGACCGCTACAGCAAGAACGGCGATGACACGGCTGATTTTCTCAGCTGTGTCGCCTTCGGGCAAAGGGCGACGTTTATCGAGCAGTATTTCGGCAAGGGCAGAATGATAGCTGTCGAGGGAAGTCTGAAATCGGGCTCTTACGAGAAGGACGGAGTAAAGCATTACACGACAGATATATGGGTGGATAATGTGAGTTTTACGGGCGAAAAGAAAAGCGACAACGGCGGATATTCAGCCCCTGCCGAACCTGCCCCGAAGGAACAGAAGTCCGCACCTAAGCAGCCTGCAAGCAGGAAAGCTGTTCAGAAGGAAGCAGAGGCGGAACAGATGTCAATCGGTGATCTGTCTGACTTCGAGGAAGTATTTTCGGACGGACCTGTGCCGTTCTAAAGGGGTGAGTTGAGAGCATGGCAGAGAGAAATTCGTTTATTGTATATACCGACTGGTACGACTACATCAAGGAGTTGGAAACGGACGAAGAAAGAAGCAGGTTGTTTTTGGCGTTGTTTGAATATAAAACAACGGGAAAACAACCGGTTGATTTTAAGGGTGCTCTGAAGATAGTTTTTTTGATGATGAAGTCAGCACTAGACCGTGATAGTGCCAAGTATGAGGAAGTGTGTGAAAAGCGAGCAAATGGGGGCTCAAAGGGCGGTGCTCCCAAAGGAAATCAGAACGCTCGAAAAAACAACCTTAAGGTTGATTTGGTTGTTTCAAAACAACCAAAACAAGCAAAACAACCTGATAATGATAATGAGACTGACAATGACAATGAGACTGATATTGATAATGATAATGAGACTGAGACTGACAATGACAATGATGTCGTACTCAGCGAAGCCGAGCACGACGCTCTGGTCGCTATGTCGTCTTCGTCGTCGGTCACAAAATATATTCAAAAAATAGTCGATTGGCAAAAAACTTCCGGCAAGCGCATTAAAGAGCCTTATAAAACAATTAAAGGCTGGATAGCAGAAGATAAGGCGAAGAACACACCTGCGAAAGAACCTGATAAAAAAATAAAGTCTTCGAGCTATGACCTGGAGAAAATTGAACATCGAGCTTTACTTTTCGGACTTGATGAGAACGGAAGGAGCATTCTATGAGCAGTATAACTTTTTCAGTCCCTGGCAAACCGCAGGGCAAGGGCAGACCGAGATCATCGAGAGACGGGCACATGTATACTCCTAAGGCCACAAGAGAGTATGAGAAGCTGATAGCGTACTACTATCGCCTTCAAGGCGGTGAAATGTTAGAGGGCTATATAGAGCTCCAGATCTTAGTTTTGTATCCTCTGCCTAAGAGCATGACTAAAGCAGAGAGAGCCAGAGCAGCACTTGGAGAGCTTCTCCCGGCGAAAAAACCTGACGGTGATAATATCGAGAAGGCTGTCGCCGACGCTCTGAATGGCGTTGCCTACGAAGACGATCGGCAGATAGTGGCTGCTTCCTGGCTCAAGAAGTACGCCCCTGACTCCGAGCATGCAGGATTGATAATAACGATAAGTGAGGTTGAAGTATAACATGATAACAGTAAACGTACTTAACAGTACCCTGACCGAACAGGAAAAGCAGGCATATATCAAGCGTGCTCATGCTCTATACCCGGGAGTGCCGATAGATTCGATCAACATAGCCTTCGAGGGTGACTATGCCGACATAACCTACAATTTTGCGGCAGTAAAATTCGAGCGCATTCGCCGCATAACAGGTTATCTGGTAGGTACACTAGATCGATTCAACAACGCCAAGAAAGCAGAGGAACGTGACAGGGTTAAGCACGGTCTGGACTATGAGACTACGGAGGAATCAGACGAACAACTATATGGCGGTTATGAAGAAGATAGAAAAACAATGATAGGTAGCAATGAGTAGGACGGTGACAGCGATGACTAAACAGAATAACATGACCGCAGACGAGCGGTACTGCTACGACTGCATACACAACGAAGTGTGCCGCTACTGTCCGCATGACGGGTGCGAATTTAAGGAGACACTAAAGGAAGCAAAGCCTGTGAAGCATGGGCGGTGGATAGATTTTCCCGAATGTCTTGAATATGACGGCGCACTTGACGAAGATTATTTCGTTTGCAGTGAATGCCACCATGTATGGAATACGATGGACAATTGTGCGGAGACGTTCAGATGTTGCCCAAACTGCGGGTCAAAAAACAGAATGGACGGTGACAGCAAATGATGGAAATTATATACAAAGCCGCTGTTATATTTTATCTAACAATTATAATTTATCGGCTTAATGATATTACAAAATTTCTTTGGAAAATAATGAAGAAAATAGGCGGTGATAGCAAATGAGCGTACTATCGGATATACATGTACTTCCCTGCCCCTGTTGCGGAGGGAGGTCTAAGGCATATAAGTATCTGTCGGCGTATTACTGTCGATGCGGTAAGTGTAAGCTGACATCAGCACCATATGCTACGCCCGAGCAGGCAGTCGCTGCGTGGGAGCAGCGCAACGGCACGGAGCACGAGTACAAGACACTCCTCATGGAATCCGAGAAGATCTTTCACGAGGTACTGCCCGTGAACTACGAGACAGAACACAACATGCGCATAGTAGGCAAGCGGATCAAGGAGGTGCTAAATGGCAAAGACTAACAGGCATAAGTACTTCTTACAGCGTGACGAGTACGATATCATGGCGGCAATAAGTAATAATACAAGTGCCTGTGCTATCGATGTAGTCGGTGGCAGTATGCGAGATGAACATGGCGTATTACGCTGTAAGAAATACAAGATATGCGAGAAGTGTATTCAGAAATGGCTCAACGAGGAGGTGGTACCTTGACAGCAAAAGAGTATCTATCACAAGCGAAGACGCTTGACAGAAGAATCAACATAGAACTGAAGAAAATCGAGAAGCTAAGATCAGTGCTAGAGTATCGGTCGCCTAGCTGGGACGGCACGGGATCCGGAAGCTCTGGCGGAGACAGATTAAGCAATGCTATATCTAAGATCGTTGAGTATGAGAAAAAAACGAATAAGCTAATAGACGAGTACACGGCTCTATACGGTGAGATAGATCATGCTATTCATGCGATAGATGATGAAGATCTGGTCGAAGTCTTAGAACGCAGATATTTGCTATATCAGAAATGGGAATCAATTGCGAAGGAAATGCGTCTTGACCTTAGATGGATCTATCGTCTTCATGGGCGAGCACTTGCCCGGATAAAAATTGACCATTGAAAGCCACTATTGGCATGTGATATAATTACAATAGCCAAGAAGGCACACAGGTGAATTGGTTTTCTCCGAAACAGATGACATCTTCACAACGGGGCGAAGCAGCGTCCCGTATGCAGAACCCGAGCGCATGAACTCGGGAACTGCTCCCCTTGTCCTTTGGATGTCATAAGCGACTGCCCGAGAACATGATATTAAGCATGATTACACATATCTCGGGCGGTTCCCCTGTCAGACTGCAGCGCACGAGCTGATGTCTGGCACCACACCACAGGCATTTTTGGATACCTCTTTGAAAATTTGACGTAAAAGAGCTTCGCATAGTCGGGGCTCTTTTGCGTTGTTGAGAAATAAGAAAGCGAGGAAAAGTTATGTATAATTGCAAAAACTACTCACCCGACGGCGACACTCTCGTCATTGGCGGCAAGATGATCGTTAAGCCTGACGCTGAGCTAGAGGGTATTGGCACAAAAATGCCAAATATGGCTGAGACCGATGCGAACACGGTAGCGCAGCTGAGAGACTACGTAAACAGTCTTGTGACAGCCCTCAAAGAATATGGCTACATGACAGCCGAGACATGGAACATCAGCACTAAGGCTGTACCGGGTGGCGCAGCTCAAATGCCTACGCCAGAGACTATCGCTAACTCTGCGCATGCTACAGTCACATATGCTGACGGCATTATCACCGTTGCCCTTAACTGCGAGGTAGCAGATCTGGAAGATGCAGATCACGGAACAACATGGGGCACTCATAAGTGGCTGGGCTTCGGCATTGATACAGGTCTCAGCAGCATAGTAGGTATGACCTTCGACGGCAGTGAGCTGACACAGGCTGATGCTGATGAGGCTAGTGATCTCGGTCTTTCGGCAGGAGACTTCGTGTTCTACATCAAAGCTGAGGATCCTGCATATCTGACAGGTGATAAGGTTATCGTACTCGATGCTGAGGGATACGATCCTATCAAGATAGCTATCAAGATCACCGAGACCAAGAACTGATGAAACGCTCCTGCCCTTACTGCGGTCGAATACATGACTACAGTTATCAGTGCCCTAAAAAGCCTAAGCCTGCTGCTAAGGAGCGTAACGATATAGTCAGGTTCCGAAGCGGTAAGTTATGGCGGGCTAAGAGCAATGAGATCTTAAAGAGGGACGAAGGTCTCTGTGTTGTCTGCCGTCTGGGGCTCTGCGGCGAGTCTGCCGACCTGATACCGGCAGAGAGTGTGCATCACATCATACCGCTGGCGGAAGACTATGATCGCAGGCTCGATGACGACAATCTGATCTCACTCTGTGGTTATCATCACGAGAGAGCAGAGAGCGGCGATATCCCTGCGGAGGAGCTGTTGAGAGTCGTCGCAGATCTCGCAGACTAGGGCAGGGAGTCCCCCCGGGGGGAGGGGGTATGTTTTAGCAGGCAAGACCACGAC